GCTGTCATGCTGACTCCTTAAATTTCGAAGGCCAGTTGTGGCATAAACCTGTCGCGCCCGGCGTCATAGTTCAGTGAGCTGGCGCTGTTCATTGATTCAATGCGTTCAACAAGCACCGCAGCCCGCGTCTCTTTACTTGCTGGCGCATAGGCTGATTTTTTCCAGGCTTTATCGATCCCGATATTGCGCGCGACGTTGGTGCTGTCTGCAGAGGACAAAGGGATGTGCCTGAAAATGTCGGCGTTCAGCATTCGTAAGCCGTGTAATTTTGTAATCGGGTAGCCGTTCTCATCGACAACGTGTCGGATCAGGTCACGTAATCTGGCAACGCAGCGGCGCGGTCGTTTTGCGTCGTACTCGCCCATGCTTCCAATGCACACTCGTGGAAAGTCCCGGCATAACCGGATGAAGCGCTCGTCTGGTTCATTCATGTGCCAGACCGGAGCGCCAGCAAATTTCCCGTGTGGCCACTCAGCGATAAGAGCGTCATTCTCTTCACTACTGCCGCCGATGACGTCCGGAATGACAGCGAAAGCGAATCGAGGGTGATTACCCCAGCGCGCGACGAAGGCGTAATATTCATGCCAGTTAACGACGCGCTTTTTAGTCCAGAAGCTGAAGGCACCGTTATCCAGGGCGAATGACTGGCACACCTCACTTGCCAGCGGCAACTGACCGGCGTTAGCAAAGCTGATGAAAGCATGACGAGCTTTCCACGCTTTCAAAGCGCAGGTATCAGGAGTTATTGGGCCGCCATGGAAATGGATCATTGGCTTTCTCCTGCGTTACCTTTTACAAATATCACCCAGTGCGTTTTATCGGCTTTGCCTGTGCGCTGCCAGATAGCTGGCTTTTGGTCAGTAAGCGCAAGAATCTGGCTCACCGGTATTTGTGTTTCGTTCCATTTGAAGATAAGCACTCCGTGTGGCCGCAAGACGCGGAAGGCTTCTTTGAAGCCTGCGCGCAGATCGTCACGCCAGCTTTCTTTGTTAAGCCGACCATATTTCTTACCCATCCAGGCGTTTTCGCCGACACGATCGAGATGCGGCGGATCGAATACCACAACCGGGAAAGATGAATTAGCGAACGGTAGCGCGCGGAAGTCGGCGATCACATCAGGGCTAATGACCAAGCTTCGCCCGTCGCATAGCGTGTGCTGCTCAGCTCTGATGTCACTAAACACTGCGCGGTCGTCCTGCTTGTCGAACCAAAACATGCGGCTGCCACAGCACATATCGAGGATTGAAAGTTCACTCACGACTGCACCTCCGATTTGCTGCGGAGCTGGGCGGCGAACCATTCAAGCCAAGCGAGCATTTCCACCTTGCCAGCCACATCGCTTTGAGGGTATTTCACCGCTGCCGTCACGCATTGATCAAACGTCTCGCGCTGGAACTCTTTAGCCACTTCCGGCTTCGCTGCTTCAAATGCCATCTCCACCCCTTCTGCGCGCAGGGAGGCGAGGAATGCATCAGTGGCTGGAGTTTCTTCGAGTGCATAGCAAACATCGTCATTGCTGCATGGATCATCTTTGCCACAACCCACGCAAAAGTGGACCGATTCGCTGTGAGTCTTAATAGCAGACTTCATCAGAGCATTCTCTCCAGCCAGCTGCTTTACCTCGTTCCGGGATTCGCACAGCGCCACGAACTGAACATCGAGGCGGTCTGCCATAGCGGTCATTAACTTTGCTGCTGCTGGTGGCAGAGTAGGAGCTGTCACTCTGGCGTCGGCGATCAGCTCTTTGGCATTCATTCGCATGTTGGTATCTCCTGCGCGCTGCAACGCGCGATTTTTGGTTGCACGAATCCCTCGCCGGCTGGCGATTAATTAAAATGGGTTCGCTTTAATAAACGCCCGGAGAAGCGAAGGGCGCTTAATGAAGCGGGCGGCTGCAACCGCCTGGTATCTCCACACAGATGTAAGCGCGCTCCGGAAGGAGTTGCATTAACGACCAGACACTTGAGGGAGAGTGCCGGAGCGCGCTTGCATCTATGCGAAAAAAAGTGCGGCACCTTCACGGGAAAATAAGATCCGATGCCGCCAATGACTACACGTTGCATTTATTCTTTGTGGTGCCGGGTGCCTCCCGGTGATCGCATCCAGTTACTTGCGATCGGGTACCAAACCACCTGATAAAGACGTTGTTAACTGTCCCGCGCGCGCTGAGCCGCATTCACCACAACGGGGAGAGCACTGCGTAACCTGGCACCGATCTGGCCGCCGGTCGGTTTGTACTGGATTCTTCCCCAGCCACTGGCCCCGACAACGAAGCTTCTATGTGCGTTCCAACCAATGCTCTCTCCTGTTGCGTCCTCGTCTCTTCCGAGGTGTCACACCGTATCGCCGCGATGGTGAGTCGCCGTATGGCGCATGCCTGGCTTGCACATTCCGGCTACCCACAAGCCCAATGCAGTAAGGGAGGCTGTGGACCGCTTCGACGCATGTGCCATACGCCGTGAATTAAAAGATAATCAGGAATTGCGAGTAACGCAACTATAATTTGCACAATACGCAATTAAAGGGGCAAAAAAAGACCTCAGAATGAGGTCATTTGGAGTAAGGTGATTAACCGTGACGCTTGAAGGATTGGGACTGGCTTATGAGCACTTTCCCGAAGATATGAAAGCGATGCTCATTTTCTTTGTCTATGTTCCATTCTCGATACTTCGGATTGTCAGAAATAACGAGGAGCTGGTCAGGGATCATTTGTAAGCGTTTGACGTATATTTTCCCATCAAATCCAAAGACATATATACCATCACCATCAAATTCATTAACGTTCACATCTACGAAAATTAAATCGCCGGGCTCGATAGTTGTGGCCATGCTATCCCCACGAACGTTAATCACTTTAACGCCAGAGGATGTTCTACCCCCGAACATCGTCAGTGCCTGATCGCTGCTGTACTCGATCGCATGGATGACATCAATTACATCGCTTCCCTGTATATGACCCTTGCCAGCACTAGCACTCACATCAAGTACCTCGACTCTAAACACATCAATATCCTTTCGGTTTGATGAATCATTTTTACTGTTTATAAATACAGTAGACTCATTTTCCGAAGAAATAAATAGGTCAGGAAGGCTGACGTTCAAAGCGTGAGCAAGGCGGTTAAGTGTCTGTTCAGAAAACTGCTTTTGTTTACCGGTTTCAAGCCGGGAAATATTGGCAGCATCCACCCCCACAGCATCGGCGAGCTGTGTGATTTTCATGTTCTTCGCCAGGCGAAGTTGTCTGATTCGATTTCCTATGTTCATGCGCCCATTACATGTTCTTTTTGCGCCTCATGCAAAGCAACTTGCGCAATCTGCTAGCATGAAATAATATGCGTATTACGCAAATTAAGGAGGTTTTATGCAATCACCATTAAGAAAGTTGCGTAAGTCGCACGGTATGACTCTTTCGCATGTCGCGATAGGCGTACAGGTTGACCCGGCAACGCTTAGCCGAATCGAAAGATGCGAACAGGTCCCATCAGTTGAGCTTGCCGAGCGCCTTGCCCTCTTTTTCCAAGGCGAGATTAGTGAATTACACATTCTCTACCCGAGCCGTTATCCATCTAAAGACGATCTCGGTGGTGATGCAGACTCTACTGTCAAAGCCGCCATTTGATAACTACCAAAGGAAAAACAAGATGGTAGAGCACACCTTAAAGACTGTTGTGAAGGCGATGTGTAAAGCCTACCCGGGCGGACGCGAGGCGATGGCTGGCGCGCTTGGCATGAGCGTGACGCAGTTCAACAACAACCTGTACGAGAAAAACGGCTGCCGTTTCTTTGAGGCCTCCGAGCTGGAAGCGATGGAAGACATCTCTAACACCTCTTGCCTGGCTGACTACTTTGCGCGGCGCCGCGGTTGCCTGCTGGTGGAGCAGCCGAGCATGGAAGATCTCGATCGTGTTGACCTTTTCAGCCGTTCGATGAGAACAGCAGCAGCGCGCGGACACGTCGACCAGATTATTCAGCAGGCGCTGGAAGATGGAGTGATTGAGCAGGATGAAGCCGAAGAAATTATGGAATATCACCGCCGCCATATGGCCGTGCGTGAGGAAGAAATTGCCGCGATTATCGCGTTATTCAGCCGCAAAAATAAGTGACGCCAGCGGGTTGCAGCCCCTGGCGTCGTGGCGTGTCGATCAAAGTGTGGAGATACCTACGCATGAACAGTTTAACAACACAGTACCGCAGGTCGCAACTTGTAGCGCTTCCTGTTACCGGCGGTAAAGGCCCGATGCAGTTCGTGTATGGGGTAAGAGTACAGGGCGCTGTTGAGCCTGTCAGCTACCCGTTTGCTGAGTGGG